AAAGAGCATAGAAATTTTTAAAATTAGCCTCATTTGAAGCAGCGCTTAAATTAAAATATTTAATAACCTCTTCTCTAGTTGGAAAAATAATTTTGTGATTCTTAAAAAAATTATTTGTAAAATTTTAAGAAAAACTATCAAGGATCAGATGAAAGAGTTCCAACTATTTATAAATCAAATTTGGTCTATTCTTGATAAACTCCAATACTATAATTTTATTGCTTTCTATGAAAATAAAAAATTAGTAAATGATTTAAAAAATTTAATTATTGATGGTTATGATAGACAATGCGATTTTATATTGGAAATTAATAATAACAAAGAATATCAGGAAACCTATGGGAAATATGATAACATCAAAATACCATATGTTTGGGAATCTTTTACAGAACAAAATAAAAATATAATAGTTATGGAATATTTTGAAAGTTATAAAACATTAAAAGACTTAACAATAGAGGAAAAAACAATTTTTAAAAAAATTTTTGTAGAACATGTAATATCATCATTTACCTTTGAATATGTGATGCATTCAGATTTACATCAAGGAAATGTGATTTTCATGAAAGAAGACGATAATTTAAAAATGGGAATAATAGATTTTGGATTTATTACTAAATTTCATTCTTTAGAAGATAAGAATCAATGTTATTCTATATTCGGCTGTTTAATAGAAAACATTGATTATGAAAAGGGCCAATATATCATTTATAGCATACTTAAATTTTTAGATCAAGATCAAAAAGAATTCGGAATATCTGATTCTCAGCTTTCAGAACTAAAAGAATATTATGAAAATAATAAACCAACTTACCTTGAAAATTTTATTGAACTTCAAAATTTTTTCTTACACGCGTTAAAAAAAGGTATCAAAATTCCTGTTTTTGTCTCTAATGTATTTTTAATTGTACCGGCTATGTTAGCTGTTGGACAAAAATTATCGACTGATGAGTATAATAAAAATAGTGTATTAGTAGAACTCAGGAACAAAATAACTGAATTTTATAATAATTATTAAATATATATGAATCCTCCAGAAAATATTCAGGGAATAATTTTAAAAAGATTTGGGAAAAATAAATTTAATATTTTATTCAAGACTAAATTAAAACCCGACCATTTTATAATTAAAGATTTCAATACTAATATTATTGAATGTTTGTTTAAATATAGCCAAAAATATAATTATCAATTTGATCCTAAATCACAAATTATTAAATTAAACAATATTAAATTAGATCACATTAATTATAGTCAAAGGAAAAAAATGGGAGCAATAAATATTATTTTGACCATTAAAAATAATACATCTTCCGGAAATAAACATAGTTATGATTTAGAATACCAATGTATTAATCAAGGAAAAATCATTGAGTCTATTCCAAATATAGTATGCAATATTAATTTAATCAACAATGAATTATCAATTAATATTATCTATACCGATGATACACCAGGTAAACTAGATCACTTAAAATATCAGGGAGCTCATTTTTTAAGAAATGCAATTATTCCTTTTAAAAACGAAATTGAAAAATAAAATAAATTATTCCAATAAAATAAATTATTTTATATTTAATTTATTGCAGTATAAACCCCTTCAAATATAGTTTTTCATTTTATTTTTTTTGCAGTTTAAACTCTTTCCAAGATATTTGTTCCACTTCTTTTTTTTCCTCCACAACCGCATATTGTTCATCCAACTTTTCTGCTCTTCGTAAAGCACTATCTACATATATTTTTTTAAGAATAGTTCCTACTTCAAAGGATGCCTCATGCTGATCTACTTTTTCTTCTTCAATATCTTGCAATTTTTGAATCAGTTGAAATAAAATTTCTAAATCTATTTCATCTTTTTTAATTTTATTATAAATATCTGTATAATAAGTAAATAAAAATGTACATTCTTCTGCAGCCTTTTGATTCAATTCTTCCCCTTGGTATTCGGCCATTAAATCTATAAGCGTATTAACGTTTTCTCTCATGATAGAACTATGTTTTAATTTCCGAATTAATGGAGTTTGATCTAATACATTGTTTTCTTTAATCATATTACTCAAATGAATTCTTTGTTGATCGTTCATTATAATTAAATTATATTTTATTTTTTAAATATTAATTTTTACTATTATTATAATATAATGAGTTCATCTCAACCAGGAGCAATTTCACCTTCAGCACCCGGACAAGTATTGCCAGTTGTAAATCCACCACCAGCTGGATCCAATGGCAGTATTTACCAAAATGGAAATGCCCTAACCCAACAATCTACAGATAAATTAGGAAATATAAATAAATTAGCAAATGGAGGGAGCCGACGAAAAAAAAACAGGAAACGCCACACTAGAAGAATTGGTAAACGAATTGGTAACAAACCAACCAAAAGAAGTGGGGGCGCAATTAACGTTGCTGTTCCTCAAACCTCCTACCCTCAACAAGGAGTGGGCGATCAATCTATAGAAGGAATAACAACTAATGCTACAAAAGTTGGAACAACCACCACAGCCAATCAAGCATTTGATGGATGCATTGGACAACCAGCGTCATGTACAGCAAGTGCACAAACAGGAGGTAGGAAATTCAAACGAGGAGGGGTTAATGTAAAATGGGGTTGCATGAGTGGAGGTAGAAGATCAAGGAAAAGAAGGATTAAAAGAACAAGAAAAAAACGAACACCCAAAAGAAAAAATTTCAAAAAAAATAGCCGAAAATTTCATAAATAAAGAAAATTGAATAAAATAAATATGCAGATTATATTAATAGAATGCCGACAGGAAAAAATTGGATTAATTTTATAGTAGTAACTCTAGGTTTTATTGCACAAGTATTAGCATTATATTACTTTACCTCGGTAGCAGAAATTAAAAAAAATTGGCCTCAATATAGGTGCAATCCTTTATATATGCCTTTGTCCGATGATATTCAAAGTGATTTTACCTATTGTGTGCAGAATACACAGGTAAATCTAATGGGTTATTTGCTTCAACCGATTACGTTTATATTATCATATATTACTCAAATTGGGGGACAATTTCAAAACAACATTCAAGATGTACGTACTATGTTTAGCGTGGTAAGAAATTTCTTTGCTTCAATTGTAGAAAATATATTTGGAGTATTTAGCAATTTAGTCATTGAATTTCAAACGATATCTATCAGTCTCAAAGACTCACTTGGAAAAATAATTGGTATTGTAGTCTCATTATTATATATATTAGATGGATCAATTAAAACTATGAATAGCGCCTGGAAAGGTCCTCCGGGACAATTAGTGAAGGCAATTGGTAGTGCATGTTTCCATAAAGATACCTTGTTAGATTTAATTGATGGTAGACGGGTAAAAATAGAAGATGTTAACGTTGGTGATAAATTAAAAGATGGAAGTCAAATCACAGGAGTATTAAAATTGTTAAACGCTAAAAATGAAAAATTATTCCGGGTACACTCAAATAGCCAAGAAATATTGGTTACTGGTGACCACTTTATTTTTGATTCTAAGAACCAAACATTTATTATGGTGAAAGATTATGAGGGAAGTAAAAAAACAGACTTGGAGGAAAGAATGTATTTCAATTTAATAACTAATACATCCAGAATTAACATAGATAATTTACAATTCTGGGACTGGGAAGATGATATCCTAACAAACTAATATTAAAATATAATATGTTTATTCAAGTATAATTTAAATATCCTATATAAATGCGAATAATAAATATTTTATTTCAATGAATGTTTCAACTATGAATAATCACAATATGAGAATTTGAGTTTAAGAGAATTAATGGATTTTATCGAAAAAAAGTCCCAAGAACTTTAACTGGGCAACGTTACATTTCCAAAATTTGCAATAGCAAAGATTTAATTGACGCTAGAAAATTTAAACAATTTGAGATCGATTTCCAGTAATTTTAAATAAATAAATTATTCATGATAATTAATCAAAAAGTTTTATAGATGATAATTTATACTTAATTAATGAATAAATTTAACTAAAAATTTGTTAATTCAAAGGTGATTTTATACTATCTTATTATATGGAGGCAAATTTATCCCAATCCATTGATATGATTGATAAATTATATAATAATTTGAATTATTTTGATATTTATGGAGGATCCTTTTTATTATTTATATTAATTTCAATTATAGTAATATCGTGGTCCACCTATTTTAGTTTAATGACAAATGCTCAAGCTATTAAAGACGATTGGTTAAACCAGCGATGTAATCCAAAAGTAATGCCTTTTGCTGGATTTATAAATAAACCTGATAATAAATCAATAACTGACTTTACCGCAGAAAACTTTTCATATTGTACTCAAGCCATTCTAACAAACATTACTGGGGAAGCTGTTCAACCTTTCCAATTTATATCTAATTTTTTATTAAATATTTTTCAATCATTTCTTGGCGACATTAATCAAATTAGAGAGTTAATGAGTCAAACAAGGGAAAACATAAAGGTCATGGCAGAAAGTGTTCTCCACCGAATTCTAAACACAATGATTCCTTTACAAACAATGTTTATGGCATTTATGGATTCATTAAATAAAACTCAAGGCGTACTAACCGCATCACTTTATACTTCTTTAGGAAGTTATTATACTTTGAAAGCTCTATTGGGAGCTATTGTGGAAATGATCATAAAAATGCTAATAGTGTTAGTGGGAATTATAGTAGGATTATGGGTCATCCCCATTACTTGGCCTGCCGCAGCTGTCACGAGTGCAATATTTTTAAGCATATCCATCCCCCTAGCCATTATAGTAGCAGTTATGGAAGATGTTTTACATATTCATTCTTCGGGCATACCAAAGTTAAAATGTTTCGACAGATTTACGTTAATTCCCACATTGATGGGTACTTATCCTATTGAAAATGTTAGAGTAGGAGACGTGTTTGTTAAAAATAAGAATAAAATTTTAGGAACATTTAAATTACTTAGTGAAAATGAAACAATGTTTCATTATAACAATGTGTTAATTAGTGGTACACATATGGTAAAAGAAAATGATAATTGGATTTTTATAAAAGATTCAAAACGATCCACACCAATGCTTAATTATAATCATAAATATATATATTGCTTATTAACTGAAAATAAGAAAATCGAAATTAAAGATATAGAATTCACCGATTGGGATGAAAACACAGATTTGTTAGAAAACCTGACATATGGAGGTTTTTCCGAAAATTGTGAAATTAAAACAAAATTCGGAAAGGTAAAAAAAATAAAGGACATAGGAGCTGGAGATATATTACTAAATGGAGAAATTGTCTATGGGAAGATAGAATTATCACCTGCTCTTATTCCATCGCCTTTTTCTATAGAAATTAGCAATAATCAATTCTTTTTTGGGCAAAAAGATTACTTGGAAAAACAATTTCCAACTGAAATAATTAAAACTGCAATTCCCCCACCTCTATTATATCACCTACTAACCACCTCGGAAAATATCATGATTAACAATACTCAATTCCAAGATTATGAAAGAATGTTAGTTGATCAAATTTAGAAAATCCATCTTCCTAAATAATTTTATCTATTATTTATGTATAGAATGAATCTTTCAATTTCATTGGGTAATAAAAAAATGAGTTTTAGAGCAGAACTGCTTGTTCTAATAATTATTCTCTTTGTAATTATCTGGTTTTTTACAATGGCATCAACATGTAAAATAAGCTATCAAGAAGGAATGAATATGTTAGGAACTGCACAAAGTTATTTAGGAGGCAAAATTTCTGAGGGGTTTGCAGGAAATAATGCTGCCTATACACCTGAATGGGCAAAGGCTGGTAGTCCTCCCCCAAACACCAAAAAATGGTCATGGGGTGACTTAATTTATACGCCAGGAGAAAAACCTGACAAAGCTATAAAAAAAATTTGGGATAGAAAACCACAACCTATTCCTATACCAAAAGGGGAATTAGATATGTTTGCCACTACACAATTTAAACCCGAATGTTGTCCCAATTCTTATTCATCTAGCATGGGATGTGCGTGCATGACTGTTGATCAATATAACTATTTAAAAGATCGGGGTGGAAACAATGTCCCATATTCCGAATACTAAATTTATTTAATTGTTTTCCGTCCCGGTAGTGTTTCTGCACATTGTTCACATTTAGTGCAGTATATGATTCTTTCAGATCTTTCTGGAGTAAGATCAACATAATCAATTATAAAATTATGTTTACATACTAGTTTAATCATAGTCTTATCATCTATATTTTTATCTAGTTTTTTCATTATTATAATAAAAAAAGATATTCTTATATAATTTTTTATTATAAACTCACCTTCCTTCCCTTCTTGATATACTATTTAATTATATATACAGACTACGAAAACTCATATTTTCGTTTTTATTGATTTTTATTAATTTGTCAACCAGTTCTTTAGTGAGAGTAAGGGGAAATTCAATATTGATAGAAATTTCTCCTTCAAACATTTGAGTATTTGGTTTCACTAATCGAAACAAATTCAATTTGGTGAAAACTATTTCTATACATCTCTTCAAGTTTCTAACTCCATCTTCTTTTTCTGCATGATTTTCAATTATGTGGTTGATAATTTCTTTTGGGAATATCACCTCTTCTGGCGACATTTTAACCATTGAACGAATCGATGGAATTAAATGTTTCTCAGCAATGATTGATTTTTGTTTCATGTCATACCCCTTTGTTTCTATTCGATACATTCTGTCCTTTAATATCGGATTGATTTTAGACTCGTCATTATAACTAAATATAAATAAACACTTACTTAAATCAAAATCTATATCTGAAAAATATTTGTCGTGAAACTCCGAATTTTGACTAGTGTCTGTCAAATGAGTTAAAATTCCTGTAATTTCTTCTCCCTTCGGCGTATCACTTATTTTATCTAATTCATCAAAATAGATAATGGGATTCATGCATTTACTTTCAATCAAAATTTGCACAATTTTACCCCAAGTACTTCCTTCATAAGTATAGGAATGCCCTTCTAAGAAACAACTATCTGTTGCTCCTCCTAATGCGATAAAGGCAAAAGGTCTGTTTAACATCTTGCTAATTCCCTGCTTCACAAGAGTTGTTTTTCCTGTACCCATTGGTCCTTTTAAAGCGACTGCACAGCCCACAGCTTCTGGATTGGTAATTAATTGACCTACCATTTGCATTATCTGCATCTTTGCATCATTTAATCCATACACCGCATCATCCAAAACCTGTTTAGAATTAAACATAAACTCATGGCATTTATCTATTCCATCATCAATTGAAACAGGAAATTTAGAAATTTGATTGAAAGGTATTCTCATAAAGGCATCCATCCATGATGTTAATTTATGATATTCGCTGTTGCTTTTATCCATATATTTTAAATTATTAATTTTTTTCAATGCAGTTGCCTTATATGAAATAGGTATATCACGATCAACAAGTTCCAATATTTGACATTTGTCAGATTCAGAAAATTTATTAACTTCTTTTATTTTTTCCAAGATCCTTGCCTGGTCTGTCAAATCGAGTTTCCGAAAAGAAGCCAAATCGTTAAAGTTGGAAGATGATGTCATTAACTGACGATATTTTTTACTATTTTTTTCTTTTTCTTTATTAATTTTCTCCTCTTCTTTTCTACGAGTTTTAGTTATCTCTTTTTCACAAGCAGATATGCAATTTTTTAAAACAGGAGATTTATTATCAGTATTATAAGATTTGATCATTTTTAATAAATCATCGACCTCCTTACTAGATTCTTTCTTATTAGATTTCTTGCTTTTTGATTCTTTTGAAGTTTCTTCCCCTTCCTCCTCTTCCTCTTCCTCGCTTTCTTCCTCTTCCTCGCTTTCTTCCTCTTCCTCGCTTTCTTCCTCATCTTCCTCTTCATCCTCATATTCCTCCTCTTCTTTTTCGTCTTCATAATATGGACTTAAATGAAGACAAATATTAATTTGATCTGGTTTTTTATTATTTCCCTTTTCTCTTTTAACTCTTTTTGGAGGTCTATCGTCTTCCGCTTCAGACTCATCTTCTTCATACTCATCCTCATCATCCTCATCCTCAGTATCTTCAATATCTTCCTCGGACATTTCTTCATCAGGAGGAACATATTCCGATTCATCTGATTCGGATTCAACAATCATTTTTTTATTTCCTTTTTTTTTTAATTTGAATTGTTTGTCTCCATCTTTTATTTTTTGATCAAGATATTTTGACGGAAAAATTTTTGACAAAAACTTACGATATTCTTGGATGTTTATTTCTTCCTCTATCTCATTTTCCGTTTCATCCGGATTAGATTCATTATCCGAGGAATCCGATTGATCTTCATGAATGGATAAACGTCGCTTTTTTTCATCATCTGCTGATGCCACTGCTGCTTTAGCTTTACTACGAGTGATAATATCTTGTTTGGGTGCCATAATTTATAACTTGAATATCATTAAGAATTACATTTAAGTTCAATTTTTAATTAAAACAATAATTATTTTTTTTGTTTATTATAAAATATAAAATAAAATTGAATTAAATAATAAATTATAGAGTATTATAATAGTAAAAGAATGATTATTCCAATTAAATGTTTTACGTGTGGTATGGTTTTAGCAGATAAATATAGATACTATTGTGATGAAGTTAGAAAAAGAAAAATAAACGAGAAGAATGAAACTGATAAAGTTCAATATTTTACTAAAAATTTTAATGAAAAATCTGTAGAAGGACATGTGTTAGATGACATCGGTTTGGTAAAATATTGTTGTAGGCGTCATATGCTTACACATGTGGATATTGATTAAATCTAAAAAATAATAATATGGGTCGATTTACATTAATAAATATTATTTAAAGTTATTTTTTTTTTTTGTTATATGAATTAAAACTTTACACCCTTGAAGATTTAAAATGGCACGCTTAATGCCAAAAAAATCAATAAGGTTTGCCCTTCGCAGAGCGTGTA